TAAATAATTGTACGGGTGCGCCATCCGCAGCAAATACGGGCTGCATCAATGTCGTAACACTTGTGGAAGGATGTGCATTTACTAAAATAGTTCCTATTTGTATGCCATTGGAGAAAGCGGTCAATTCATACTTCTCTGATGCATTTTGAATTGTGATAGAAAGGCTATATGGTCTTCCTGCCGAAAGTCCCGCAGGAACATTCCAAGTATCAGTAGTCAAATTAAACTGCGAACCGCTACCCGTATTGCGATTCATATTTATTAACTGATATTCTATATCATTGCCTCCGCTAAAAAGATACCCCTCAAAGCGGTGCAGCCATAGCGACAAATCAACAAACGGAGTAGCGGACAAGAATGAGCCTGTAAACGTGATTCCGTATTGGGCTGCTATTGCATTAAGAATAGATTGAACCTTCAACGCGGGCTTTAACTCGTAGTAGCGGATTCCGCGCTGACCTACGCCTCCCGAATGATGAGCGATATTGTTTTCGTTATTAGCAGCACCACCACTACCACTCTGATAAAACCAATTCTTTACAGGACTGCAAAGCGGATAAAACAAGCCTGTGTCATCATTGGTGGTTAGCTTATTAAATACCACAGTATCGGTGTACTCGTGGTTGAACTCTGCAAAGTCAACGTCATACAGATAGTCCTCGCCAAACAAATCAACAAGCGTTACCACATCCCCATAGAATGTCAAGGTGTAGGCATACGGCTCCGTGCCTTTCAACTGCACGTTCTCTACCTCAATCACGCCTGTGCGGAATGGCAAGGAGTTTATTTCAATTCTTGCTTCTTGTCTTAACCTGCCATCAAAAGTATTAGCAACGCTCGTGCTTGTTGCACCTGCGTTCCAAGCCGTGTTAAAAGTATTCCAAGTGATGCCTATGCTATTCCATACGGGGCTACCGCCCGTCTCGGTAGTGATTATAGACTCCGTGATATTGGCGTTGTAGTAGTGCTGAAGTATCTCGTTATTGCGTGGGCTTGCAGGAATGGTAAACCCCTGCGTGAAGTCCGTGAACACCTTGCTGATGTCCTGCACGTTCTGAACCGAGAGATTGATGCTTATCTCCTCATCATCAAATATGTCAAGGCGAAAGCCATTGATGTAAATATCAACCTTGTTCATCGTACCAAGCTGCGCTCATCAAATCCGAAGTCAAAGGACATTGTGTAATTGATAAGTTTTGTGTTCACGCTCTTTTGGTATTCTATGGTTCCACGATTCGGAACGGCACTTACCCAATTACTATTGGTATATACCGCGACATACTCGCTCATCAGAATGTCCTCAATAGTCTCATCGTAGTTTTGGTCAACAAACCCTGTGTTTAGAGTTAGGGTGTTGCGAGAGTTGACGTTGAAGGATTGGTACTTGCCTACCTCCAATGAAGGGGTGGTGAAGCCATCGTTGTAGATGCTCTTTTGGTAGGAGTCCTGCCTGAAGTTACCACGCTCATCGCTGCGCTTAAAGAAGGTGATGAAGTCAGCAACGCCAAAGCGGTTGATAAACGCCACCTGTACAGGCGTGTACTTTGCCTCACATTGAACATAGTACCTCACCGTTCCAATCGTGGTATTGGATGCATTCTTTAGAATTACATCGTAGTACTGCCCTATGCCACCATTAGGTTGCTCGCTTGGCTTTATCTCGGTAGGTAAAAAAGGATTGTTCTCAAGGTTTGCAGGGCCGACTCCTGCATAGATTACAAGGTTTTGTGAGTTGTTGGTTGCGCGTGTTGGTGGGGCGGTGCTTACGGAACTCACATAGAAATCATCAGAATCACCACTCTGCCAACTAATGATAATTTTAGCAAGACCATTATTTACGCTATTGTTAATCGCAAGGGATTCGTAGTTACCGACAAGCACCTGCCGATTGCGATTCGTGGCAAGCACGGCCTGCGTTACCGCAACAGGGGCGATGTTATCACGGGTTGCCCATCCATCGGTAGTTAGGTATGCGTATGCGGTAGGGGATTCATCGGGGAAGGTTGCGTTGGCGGGTGCTGCTCCGTTGTTAGAGAATGTCACAGAGCCTTCGGGTACTATCCACAACGCCTCACCCTGCGGACTCTGCGTGTAGCCTATGTCATTCCATACGCTAAAGTCGTGGTAGAACTCCGAGCGCACAAGGTCGCTGATTTCAAAGTTGATGACTTGGTTTATTGAATAGTCTTTGCTCAACGAATAGTTAAACGAACCCGATGCAGCAAGGACACCCGTGCGAATACGCAGGTTCAAGTCCATCTCCGTAAGCGTGTCAAGCGCAAGAGCGTTGTTCTTTGCCGTGACAAATTGTGGGCTTCTTGCCATAGCAAGGCTATTTGGCGTAGAAAATACAGGTGTACTCATAGTTTTATATTTAAGTCCTTACGGGTAAATGCTTGCAGATCATCTTTGCCTAATTGGAACGACTGAATAAGCTCAGGGGGTAGCTTGGCAAACCCAAGCCTAAACGGAGTGCTAAAGAACTTCGTTGCAGGGATGCCCTGCCGATATACCGACTCACGCACCGCAAAAGGATTCAGCCCCTTGCTCTCTGCCCACCGCTTGAAGTGCTTGGCTGATGGCTTCTTGCCCTCCTTGTAACTGTATGGGCTATCGGGTGCTTTCTGCTTCCATATCTTGCCCTTGTTGTTTCGCCTGTTGAATGGGCTTGTGGACTTTCTCGTGCCTCCTGCGCCCTTTACGCCCTTGTCTTGGAAGTCACCATAGTCCTCCATCTCAATGCCAAGAGTAAACGAGTTCTCGCCTACAAATAGTTTATACTGCAAAGAATTGTAAAGGGTCTTGTCAAAGTTGTGCTTGCCTTTGGTAAGGTTAGTCCTCGCCTGCTGAATTACAAACTTCGCAAACTTGGTAAGCACCGCTTCCAACAATTCCTTCCGTGCCATTTTAGCAGATGCTTATCTCGGTGTTAGCAAGCAGCACGTCAAAGGTTGCAGTCCACCCTGCAAGCAGGTTCTCAAACCTCTCGCTGAAGGGAACGCAAGATGCTGTGCCATCCAACTGATAAAGGTCGGTGTACAGAGTACCCCTGCGCAGTTCTGTCACCACATCGTTGATTACTGCGAGTTGGGTGTTCAGTATGTTTTGCTCGTTGCTCGTGCCGTAGAACGGCTCTGCCTGCAAGCGTGGGTTCTCTTTGGTCTCATCCACCAAGTCCATACAAACGATGCTTACATTCATCCGTACTATTTGTCCTTCAAATGTTGCTTGGTTAATAATGATATGCGACAAAGGGAAGATGGTCTGCTTGTTTAGGTCTATGTCAAAAATATCCCCTGTCGTTACCACGTTGACTTGGCTATTCGCTTCAAGCGTGTCTTTTAGCTTGGTGGTGATGTCGTAGAACTGTCTCATTTTTTTATCTTATCTAATTGTTTGCGTTCAACGTCTATGCGCTCTTTTTCAAAAACGAGAAAGGTAAGGGCTTCGTGAACGCCAAGCCTTCCGACTCGTTCAAATCTTGTAACATCTCCTTGAGCAAGCTGATGGAAGGAAGAATACCATCCCCACTTTCTACCGAATTGAGACTCTGCGGAGTACTCGTTTTCTCCTTCTCCAAAGAGGTCAGGGTAGCGAGCAGTAGTTCGTTTCCTAAACGCCAAAAAAAAACCGATGCTCCCATCACAACATCCATTGGTGCATCCTTCATTGATGCGGAGTACTTGGATGCTGATTCGTATGGCTCAATAGCATACCGCTTGCCTATGCGCTCGGTGATAGGTCGGTAGAGGACTGCCATCGTTTTGTGCAGCTCTTGTATGTCACCCATATAATTGTCCAAATCTACATACTCCCCGAAGGTGATGTCCTCAAGGTTAGGGATGAACCCGTAGGTTTCACCGCCCATCGTGAACTCCGTCTTTAGGTTTGGCTTCTCGCTGAACATCGTATTGATGTGGCGCATCACATTGGCTACGCTTGCAAACTTTACGTTGGGCAAGTCAGCAAGAGGCACTCCGCAGAATATCTCAAGCATCTTGTGGGTCAAGAACTCCTCATCGCCCTCAAGCCTCGCAAAGCGTTGGTATTGGTCAAGCGTGATCTCTGATAGGGCGGTGGGTACAATTACCTTTAGTTCCATTGTATTAAAATAACCTTTTAGTTTTAGCGTATGGCATACCTGCCAAAGTTAGGTCTGCTCAACTTGTTATACGTTGCATAGCGCAGCGCATCTATGGCGTGGTTGAATGCGTCAATCGGTTTGTTCAGCAGGTTGCCGTTCTTGTCCTCTACCCATTTGTAGTTTTGCAATTCTTTAATTAGGTTGCTGCTTCGTGGTGTTACAAATAGCTTGTGTCGCTTCAGTACGTCAATGCCCACTATGACGCTATCTGCGCCCTTCTGCGTGGGTTTCACGTTCCATCCCATACGATGCAGCTCCTCAATAGATTTGGGTTCAGCAGAGTCAGCAAATACCTCCGTGCGTCTGTCAAGGCCAAGTGAGGCAAGTACGTTGCTGATGTCGGGGTTGGTCATCCCCGTGCGGTAGATAAGCTCATCCACATAAAGATTGTCACCCGACTTATAAACTGCCACAAGTGCAGTTGGGTCGTTGGTGTACCCAAAGTCCATCCCGTGACATAGGAGCGTGGCATCCGTTGGTATCTCTGCCTGCCCGTATTGGAAGATGGTGGCTCTGCTCATACCCCGTTCTCCAAGTCCGTAGATTCTCCAATAGTCGTTATCGGTATCACGCAAGCGTTCTATTTCATTTCGGATGCTGCTATCAAGGAACGGGTTGTCAAGATAAGTGGTCTTAAAGAACTCACAGTCATCTCTCGGTACGACCTTGTCGTAGATCCAATGAAACGCATCCGAAGGGTTGTAGTCAAGGATTGCCCTGTCCTCTGTTCTCATAATAAGCTGCTGCCAATCCTCATACGTCAGCTCGTTGGCTTCGTTAATGTACAGGAGGTTGCGCTTGCGCCCCCGTATCTTCTGCGGTTGGTCAAGGCTGATAAACTCTACAAGGTTGCCGTTTAGGTAGTACTCGTGGCTTGACCTGTTGTGGAAGCTTTCACTGTACAGGTCGTGGTTGCGCAGTATCTCAAAGAAGTCACGCATCACCGAAGCTCGCAGCGCAGGGAACGTCTTACGGCAGATGGTGATGGTCTTGTTTGTTTCTCGTGTGCTATAATAGAAAATTACCCATAGCAGGATGTTGTAAGTCTTTCCGCTACGAGTACCGCCCTGCTCAACGACTATCTTCTTGTCGCTGCGCTTTAGGTGGTTATATACTTTATTGGTCTGAATCTTCGCCAAGCACCTCAATTTGAAATAGCTTGCCCGAAGATACGTCTACCTCTTGGCGTTCCACGTACCCACGCTTCTTGCCTTTGGTCTTTAGAAAAAAGATAGTAGCGGTGGAGTTGCCCTCCTTTATCTGCTTGTGCAGTTGGCTCTCTGCAAAGTCAATGGCTACGTCTGATAGTTCATCGACTGCTGCTTTGTATTCTTTGTCCTCTTGCAGCCATCGGTAATGCGTTTGCCTTGCAATGTCAACACTCTTGCAAGCGGAGGTCACAACCCCTAACGATTTCTCCAACGCATCGAGCATTGCCTTTTTATGGATGTCACTACTTGTCATAAGGCTTGCCGTTAATTTTAATTTCAAGTGAAGGGTCGAGCTTGTGCATTCGGTCTATTATGACTTGGCAATACTTCGGGTCAAGTTCCATACCATAGCACTTGCGGTTGAGTTGGTGTGATGCCACCATAGTAGAACCGCTGCCCATAAACGAATCAATCACAAGTCCACCATCGGGGCAACTGCTTTTGATTGCTCGCTCACAAAGGGGTATGGGTTTAGGTGTTGCGTGACCGCCTTCGCTTCCATCTTTGTTATGTCGAGCGAAGTGCCACACGTTATTCATATTGTCGTGCGTGTTGTTGAAGTAGGCACGGGTTGCATAATAATCCTTCTTCAGTTCATCGTACTCCTTCTTCAGTTCATCGTACTTCTTATGAAATGCGTCAATACCATTGCTTAGACAATAGTCCCGCCAAGAGTTATAGGTGTCCTCTGTTGGCATCATCCACTGACTTTTGTCAAACCAATGACATCCGCTTTTTTCGCTATGGCCTGCTAATCTTTTGCAGTCCTTTATTGTGAGTTTCGCTTTATTTTTTTGATTATCTAAATAATTTACAATAGAATCCCAACCCTTAAAATAATTATCGGCATTATTATTAAACCCTTGAACTCCTAACATAGCAAACAAACACTTCTCGTCTGCCGTAGCGAAGCTTCTCGTATTATCTGAATTTTGACCTTGACCGTTACCTTTATCCCAAGTTATTAGATTCCTAAATGTGAGTTCTCCTTGTTTTGCGTATGGTTTTAGGATGTTGGTATAAATGTCCATCAATGGCTCATCAATGCCCCAACAGTACCAAGAGCCGTTATCCTTGAGGTGACTGAACTGAAGTGGAATCCATTGCTCGTTAAACTCAAGGAGGTCATCATAGTTAAGGTTGTCGTTTAGAACTCCATCATTCTCCTTCTTCATCCCGTAAGGCGGGTCATTGTGTGCAAGGTCAGCCTTCTGTCCATCCATCAGCCTTGCG